CCTTGTAGCCATAGAGGAAAATTATTTATCTGCTCAAAGAAAGTATCTAGCTTTGCAATAATTTGTTCATCTTCTGAGAAGACTCCCCAACCAGCAATCAACAGAGGAATTGAAATTAGAATTAAAACAAATTCATCTTTTAAATCGTTTTTCTGTGAAGCTATCGTTTCTTGCTTCCATTCAATCTCACCATTTGCCATTTTTTCTGCATGACGCATTTCAGCAACAGATTGTAATTCTTTTACTTTTCTTCTGTTTGCTGCAATAGACATTCCAGTTTTTAATATACCTGGAACTAATTTAGCCGCTATTCCTAACCACATAGTAACCTCCTATAATGCTGCTGATTTCATTTTACCTGAAAGCTTACCAGCTCTTGCTGGAACTTGTTTTGCGTAAAGACTGTCTAAAATTTGATTTCCAGCTTCATTGTAATCTTCATTATCTAAAGCTGCTAAACACTTAACAAACTTTTTAGTTCTTGGCATACCAATATTAAAAACTAATTCTATTATTACTTCTCTAGCAATATGATTTACTGGTTTGCCATCTAAAATTTTATTAGCATCAGTAAGTGCTATATTAAAATCTTTTTCAAAAATTTCCTCTAAATATTCTTTATCGTATTGTTTGCCATCTTCCCAATGATCCTCTACGCAAAGGTGTCCAAATCCCACAGTTCTCTTTGACAGAGAATCTAAATACACAGTATCTCTATAACCCTCATGTTCTTTGATTTCGTTTTTTAATTCTTCGTACATTAGTTTTCCTTTTTAGATTTGTTGTAAGTGTAATTCTGTAATACCAAACCTTTGAGTAAATTTTTCTGCAAAAACATTCTATTGCTAAAACTATTTTTTCTAATACTTTCATAATCTTCTCCTAGCATTGACAACCCTCACAAACACAAATGTCTTTATCGTACCAATGGTTATGCAAGTCATCTGAACAATGACAATTACAATGACAAGATTTACATTTTTTCTTTTTATTTTTCTTTGGTTTTTGCGTAACTAGATTAGCTGTATTTTCACAGATATTATCCATATAACTAAAAAACTTTAAAAAAAGTTTATCAATAAACACCATTAAGTTTTTTCCGATCATAAATTTTCTTACTTTTAATTACTTGTTTTTTGTAATGTCTTAATTGTTTAGCAACAGGGTTGCGTTTTTTGTTTGGCTTTTTCATCAATCTAAAATTAATGATGTAATTTTTTTCTCACCCATATAAATTTCAATATTTGCTTTAGATTTAATACATTGATATTGAACTCTATCTCCAGGTCTTTTGTCTTTCATAGCGTAACGCTTAGATTTTAAACAATCGCTTAATGTATTTTTTATACGATGCTCTACAATTTCGTTATCTATTATTAAAAGAAGTGCAAAAACTATTTCTACCATTAGTGACCATTTCCATTTCTAATTAGTTTCTCAACATCTTCTGTTAATTTTTCTGTTCTGCTTTTTAAAAATTCTATATTGACAGCATTGTTTCTCATGCCTTTTACTTCTATCTCTAACTGCTCAACCAAACCGCTTAAATGTTCCACAAGCATAAATAATTCAGCTTCACCACTTGATTGACCAAGTTCACCTCTAGGATATTTAATTCTAAATTCTGAGTTAGCTTCTAAATCTTTTTGCATTAACTCTAGTTCTGTTGAATGCTTATTAAGAGTTTCAACTACACCAAAATATGCCCATACTCCTACCGCTACAGCAGCTATAATAGAAATAAGATTCTTCATAGGCATACTGATAGAAGATTCGCTACTTACTTTCATAATTCGTTTCCATGATCTACTAATTTAATTTTTATGCCTAACTTCTTTTGCTTGGCAGTTGGTGAACGCCATATTTTTCTACGATATGGTTTTATATGTTTTCTGTATGTATTAGTTTTTATGTCTAGCAATTGTATCTTGCCATTAGGACTTACAGCAACTAAATCAAAAGGACATTGTGGATCTACAGCTTTTGCAACCCAATAACCTTGTTTTGTTAGATCAACTATTTCTTGGTACTCACCAATTGTACCTTTAATATTTGTAGTTAGCTTAGTAGATTTACTGTTAGGCTTACTAGGGAACTTAGACTTATCAGACCGACTGCCCATAAAAGTTTATAAACATTGTCCACTTTAGTATCTAAGTGAGCTAAATGGTTATCCTTAATTACTGAAATTTTGTTGTGTATTAACTTCATTTCACCTTGTAATTTTATAATCTGTTCTGAATTTTTTTGTGATTGTGTTGCCATTATTCACTTGCTCCAGCACCAACAGTAACAGCTCTCAATAATGCAAAGGCTCTGTTATAATCTTTCCAATCTTGTGTAAGATCTATAAATGCTTGAATACCCCTGTCGCTTGTTAAAGCTTCTGCAATTAATTTAGAATTTTTAGAAAAAGTTCTATCGTTATACCATCTTAAAATACCATCTCTAATTGGCACACCACCAAATGTATCTTGAACAAAGTTTTTACTTGTTTGTTCTTTAAATAATAAATTAGCAGCAGTTGTAGATCCAGCTTTACCACCTTTACCAGTTGCTTTTAAAATATCAGCAAAAGAATTTACTGCATTTTTAACATCTTTTAATTTAACACTTGGATCTGTAGTTTTTGATAATTGATATAGCATCTCTGCTAAATTAGCTTTTTGTTTTGGATCTTTCATTAAAGCATCATGAAAAATTACACCTTGCCCTAGACCATTATCTAAATGCTTAGACTGCGATTTTAAAAAAGATTGATTAATATAACCAGTTACAACTTTTTGCCATAATCCAGGTACACCACTTTTATTAATTGATTTAGCCATCTGTGCTATATCTTTAGGTGCAGCTTTAGTATCTAAAAATTTCCACATCTTAGCAACAGTTGCTACATCTTCTGCTGATTTAGCTTTTTCTAAACTTTTAAATAATTCTGTTACAGATCCTTTTGTTAAAGGTTTTGCATATTCATCATTATATTTAATGTAAGCTTTTTGTGCTGAAACATAATCTTTGTTAGTACTCATTAATTTATTTAGATTATCTTTCATAACTCTGTAGTTTTTTACAGCATCAATTTGACTTGCTGTTTGACTTTTACCCACAATGTTAAAATAAGTATCTCTAATTTCTCTATACACATTGTGCATAGCTTGACCATTACCTTTAGTCTTTTGTAAATTTTTAGCAAATTTTAATATTGTTTTTGCATCTGATGGTTCTAAACCTTTTGCTAAATTTTTAAATTCAATAACTAAATTATCTACTTTTTGTGAGTCATAAAAAAAGTTTTCTAATTTATCACCACCAGATCTTAG